CAGACATCAATCAAACCTTCAAGCCAAGTACGAACTAATCACCAGAAAAGATAAAGATTATCAAGCCAAATAAATAGGAGAAAAAAGCATGAAACAGTTTAAAGAATTCTTTAGAGAAATACTTGTCAAAGAAGAGGACACAAATTCCTTAGAAATTGTCAAGCAAACAAAACCATCAAAAATGGTAGTAGACTATAGAAAAGAATGGTATGTTAGAGACCCTAAACTTGATAAAAGGATAGCAAGGATTCCTCAATATGCCTTAGTAGAATTTAAGATACTTGAATCCAGTAATGATGTTAAGGATTTACTTAGTAAACAAAACAAAGAATTTAATAAAATCTCCAAAGGAGTTAATCCTCCGTCAGACGTAATCTTTACAGCATTAACCCTGGAAGAAGCAAGTAACTTCAATGGAACCTCTATGATACAAGAATCTATATCTCCTATAGCAACCTACCAGAAATGACCAACAAACGCCTCTACGGAACTCAAAAACCCCAAATTTTTTGGTTTATAGATAATAGGAGTGCTTTAGATAGCTTACACAATAGAGTAATTATTAAAGAAAACTCGAATATGAGGTCATCCAATACGAAATTGAGGTCTTCTTCTGCTGAAGTCAACTGCCACGGTTCGAAACATTCTCTGGAAGATTCATTCAGTAGAGGTATCACTCATATACCAAATACTATTAGTAGAGCAATTACTAACAGTGTATTGCCATCTAAAAAAATTGCGTTTGTTGGCGCTATCAAACCAAGCAACTCTAACACCGGTACACTCGTATATGGTTTTTATTCTATAAAATTTATGGATCCAGTATATAACTCTAAAGATTCATGCCAAGGAAGCGCTACCGGTACACTCGTATATGGTATTGATGGAATGTTAGAGAGGGTGTTAGTAATAACAGATTCCGATACAAAGCACGGTTTACGAGTAGAAAAAAAGTATTACCCTTTAACCAAAAAACATAAATCGATTCCTTATAATTCTAATTCACGTGAAAAATTGATCAGAGTGTTTGAAAATTCATGTAAGGTTATTGCAGAAAACAATTTTTCTTTTATACCTTTCCTCAGCAACGTAAAGAGACAACAAAAATTTTCGGAGCAAAACTATGAAAGTTAAAGACATTTTTACCGTAAAGAGATTATATCAAAATCTTTTTGAAGAATGGCTGTATGAGTCATACTCTAACTTTGGAAAGACTTTATTACAAGATGTTATGTTAGTAGTAGACAAAAATATTGATAAAGCCTATCCAACAAGTGATTTCTGGTTTAAAAAAAGGTATCAGAATACAAGTAGAAATTACCGGAAAGAGAAGACAGAACTTGATTTCTGGATTCATATTATTTTTTCTTCGACACATAGAGGAGGAGTAGAGAGGAATCCATTAGGAGAAGGTTTTGGTAAAGAAATGTTTAACATCTATGTAAATACTGGATTTGAATGCCCTAACAAAGAATCTGCTTATGCAGCCATTGCTCATGAGGTAACACATATTTCACAGAAGTTTAATAACGCTATGGACTATGATGAAAATAAAGATAAGAAGGAATTTATGGCAAGAAAAGGTTCTGGGGAAATTGATCCCGGATGGAGTTTTGATACATATTATGGTAATGTTAGTCACATGACAAGAGGGACGGAAAAAGAGGCTTCGTTAATAGGTGTGTTTGAACTTTTGAAGAGAGGATATGAAAAAGAAGCCAGAGGAGAATTGGTTAAACGAGCTGAGTATTTCAACGTGTTTGATAACAAAACTTTTATGAAGAAAGCAAAGGAATTTGGAGTGGATGAACAACTTATTAAGAAACTTACTTCTGGATTGGAAAGAGTTGTTGAAAATAGAGTGGAGCAAATTAAAAAGATATTTGATTATCCAGAAAGATTTCAAGGGCATGCACGATTAACTCCAACGGATCCTGGTAGACCGAATGCAGGACCGTATGAAGAGATTGCTTATATGATTGGTGAGGTTATAGAAATTCTCCCAACAATGAGAATGCTTGGAGTAAAGAGTGACATTGCTTCTTATTTGAAATCAATAATCATAGATATGAAAAAGAATAAGTATCCTGGGACTAAAGACTATAATTTTGATGCTATGCTCTCAGTGTTTAAGAAATTAAATTACTAACATGTCACATAGAAAACTATTCCAAAATCAGATTTCAAGTATAGGAATTACATGTGAATTGGAATCACTAAGTGGAAAGATTTTTGAGATGGAAGATATGTTTTCTGAGATTGAAATAGTTGAAGAAGTTACCAATTTTACAACAGCTGGCTCAATAGCGTTTACGGACACTTTATCATTAAAAGAGTTTTTACCAATACTCGGAGGAGAAAGATTGAGGATTAAGTTTCAAACAGATGATAAGTTTGATTGGTATGAAAAAGAATTTATCATTACCAAACTCGGGAGGGAAGTTCCTCATCAAGGAAGGAATAAAACAATTCAACTTTATTTTACGTCGGAAGAGATGCTTACTAATCAATTGGAAAGATTTAGTAAATCGTATAGAAATAAAACTGTTTCAGATATTCTAACTGATGTTTTTAACACTCAGTTAAAGAGTAAGAAAACATTGACTACTGAAGGAACAAGTAATAGTTTGAATTTCATAATTCCTTACTGGACACCTTTTGAAACAATCAGATTTCTTATGAAAAAAGGAATTTCAAGCTCAACAAAAGATTCTGGATATCTTTTCTTTGAAGATAAGAATGGATTCAATTTCAAATCAATCTCAGGAATCTTTAATCAGAAATCTGAGAAAGATATTATCATGCATAGAATGAAGAATGAACAAGGAAATTCTTTAAGTGGGTTTGTTGGGTTGGTAAAGTATTCCACTGTTTTGAAAACAATTGATTTGATTGAAGATGTTAGAAGAGGGGTCACTGGTGGATCTGCTTTTACTTTTGACTATGCTACAAAATCTTTTATGATGCGAGAAATGGAATGGGAAAAGTTTTCAGATAAGACTGGAGTAGCAATGGGAAAAAGTAGTGTATACAAAGATGGATTCGTTAACAAAGGCGCTGTTATGGAAGAATTCACTGGATACATCAATGATAGAGTTTTTAATGATATTGATTTTCCAAACTCAATTAACGATCAAACAAAAGTTCATCTACGAAATAAGAACCTTTATCATGGGTTGAACAGTAATGCCCTCGTAATTGGAAAGAGTGGAGATAGTGAATTGACTTGTGGTGCTCTTGTAAAGGTAGAACATATGAGTGGTATTGAAAAGGAACCAAATGAAAAAATGTATGGTAACTATTTAGTAAAGAGTCTCAAACATAAAATTACTCAGGGAGATGGTTATGAACAAGTTTGTTTGTTAACAAAACCATTTTATGGAAAAGATCCTCAAGGATTAACAAAGACAATGACTGGGAGAACTAACAGATGAAATTAAGAGATCTTCATGAAGGTATTCCTTCTCAGATAGCAATGATGAATTCTTTTAATGCTAAACACATGCGTGAAAAATTTCCAAATACTTTGAATCTTTGGCAGTATTGGCTTGATCATGCAAAAGAATACACTGGGATTCAAAAAGGTGATTGGAAGATGGAAATGAAACAGTGTTATACAAATTCAGCTACTTTAGCTTTAGCACGGCCAGAAGACATAAAGTACATGGAAGGATACTTTGATTTCAAAGGTCTTCCAATAGGGCATGCTTGGGTTGAACAAAAAGGAGTAATGAAAGATTATACTCTTTCTGAAGATTTGGGAGTATTATCAAAATATCACTATTATGGAATCCATATTCCTACAAAACTTGTTGAGATGGCAACCAGAAGTAGATACTGGACAATTTCGGCTGGAGCTCTGATGACTCTCCAAAGTATGATTTTAAGAGATGAGAAAGGGAAGATAGAAAATATTGTAAGAAAAGAATTTGGATTACCTTTAGTTGCCACTCCTCCAAAAGTGAAAGAGAAGAAATGAAAGTTAAAGAACTATTCACCAAGATAAAATTTTCTCCTGATGATAGAATTAGGATAGATGATAATCCAAATTTAACTTTCATTAGTATACCTGCTACAACTGATGCTCTTAACTTTAAACCAAAAGGATTTTGGTATGCCATAGGAAGATCATGGCTTGATTGGCTTGAAGGCGAGAGAATGAATTGGTGGAAGAAATACATTTACAAAATTGAAATAAACCCTCAACATATTTTATTACTTGATACTGAAAAGAAGATAAGAGAGTTTTCTAAAGAATATACTCTCCCTGACATGGGATTGTTTGGAATGGTTGATTGGAGGAGAGTTGGGGAGAAATATACAGGAGTGGAATTCAACCCATACTTTCATGGAAGTGTTAGATATGAATTAATGTTTTACAATGGAATAGATGTTGCTTCCGGCTGTATCTGGGATAAGAAGGGATTGAGGAGCATCAAGAGGTTAAACTAAATGAAAGTCAAAAAACTTTTTCAAGAGCAAATAATTTTTCCATATCTTGGTAAAGTACAAGATATCGGAAATATTAAAGTATACATAGTAGATGGAAACTATATTCGTACTCATCTTGAAAAGGATTTTACCAATTTTGGGCAACACTATAGATGGCCGGAATTGATACCAATAAACGAATTCTGGATTGATAAAGAAGCAAACGAGGATGAGCTTGGATTTTTTATTATGCATCTTTTAACCGAATATGAATTGATGAAATCTGGGAAGGAATATGATTACGCTCTTAAAGAAGCAGATCAAGTTGAAAGACGAGAAAGAAGAAGAGAGGAAGGAATAAGAAAATTCAAAAGTAATATTGCCTCAACAACATGTCACAAAAATCTTTATAAGACATCCAGTACAGGAGTTGAAATTTGGATAGTAGATGGAAAGAAGGTTAGAAATCACTTCTATACTGACTTTACTGAAGGTGGTCATGAATTTATTTATAAGTGGATTCCAAAAAATGAAGTATGGATTGACGATGATTTGGAACCACAAGAAATTAATTTTGTTTTATTGCATGAATTTCATGAACGAAATCTTATGGAGAAAGGAATGCCTTATTCGGATGCCCACGCTTCGGCTCTGGATATAGAATATAAGAGTAGAAACATTCCAGTATTTCTGCCAGGTTACTTGAAAGAGGAAGGACTATGAAAGTAAAAGAATTACTTTGCGAAGAATCTTTACCTCAAAAAATAATCCAAGTAGCGGAGAATCAAGGAATTCGATTTGTTAATGAGCATAAATCGTTTAATCCTTGGGATTGGTGGATAAAAAATGCTAAGAAGTATGATGTGAATCCATGCCCTCCGAATGAAGCAATGTCTGTAGGAGATTGTTATAGAAATGCAATCATACAAGGTATGCCTTCTGATGCAGAATATGTAGAAGGATTTGTAGTTGATAGAAACGGAGTGGCAGTTAAACATGCTTGGAATACTATAAAGGGAGAAGCAATTGATTATACAATCGGAAAGCAAGCAAAATTCAATGGATGGTCTTACTTCGGGTGTGTACTAAATAAAGAATTAGTTAAGAAAGCAGCACTCTCCAGAGTATGGATGAAATCAGATGGAGGGGTGTTATCAACATTATTTTTCTTTACAGATAAGGACTTAATTTTATGGAGTAAGAAGTTGTAATTCTTTATAAATATAAAGAGGTAGAAAATGAAGGTAAGTAAATTATTTGAAGAGATGAAATTCATTGATCAACATGGGATTAAGCAATTAAAGAGTGGAATTGGATTTTCTGAAAAAGAACAAAAATGGTATGGATGGTCACATAGAGCATTTTGTGGTTTTGGAATTGGAGATAAAGTAAAAGAAGGAGATATGATTGCAAAGGGTTGTGAATTTGTCGAACCTCAATATACATTTGAAGTTGGACATACTGCAAAAACTTTAGATGATTGCAAAGAGATGGCTGTTTCTTTTCATCATAGTGTGAGTTGAAATGATCAATCAAATGCAATTTAAGGGTTGCATAGAAAACAATGTGGATCCGTTAAAATTAGGCCGCTGTCAAATTCGCATACTTGGAATTCATACTTTTGAATTAGATAAAGTTCCTACTGATGACTTACCGTGGGCAAATCCAGCATTCCCAATTACTGGAGCACAAAATTCTGGAGTAGGAACTTGGTCGATTCCAGTAAAAGGTTCTTGGGTTTGGATATTTTTTGAAGATGGAGAAGAGAAGCAAAGACCAGTTTACTGGGCGGTAATTTCTGGAGTTCCTCAAGAAGTGGCAAATACCTCTGTTGGGTTTTCAGATCCAACTTCTGAATATCCTTTATCAGATAGAGTGCCCGAACCAGATGTAAATAGGTTAGCAGCAAATAGAGACGTTGATAAAACAATCATCCCTATTAAGATTGAAGAAATTATTAAAAGCATAAAAGTTGCTTCGTTAATAATTAGAGGAACTGATCTCGGAAGTTTTACCGCTCCAACAGATTTGGGTCAAAAATATACAGAACCGCAAGAACATTATAGTGCGAAGTATCCTTACAATAGAGTAATGGAAACAGAACCGAAGGATTACATATCAGGACATATTATCGAGTTTGATGACACTCCTGGAAAAGAACGAATTCATATTTATCATAAATCTGGAACTTGGATTTCAATTCATTCTAATGGGCAATCATTGAAAAAAGTGGTTGGTGATAATTATGAATTTGTAATGAAGAATAATTACAAATTTGTTAGTGACTCTGACTTTGAAACAGTTTGGAAAGATAAGAGAATTATTATAAAGAATAACAAACAAACAGAAGTTTATGGTCATAATCGATCTTACATAAAAGGAAACGATGTTCAGTATGTTTCTGGTGATGTTGCAATTTGGATTGGTGCAGAGTTAGTTACTGATCCTTCTGATCCAGAATGGAAACTGAAAAGTAAAAAGAAAGATGGATCTGGAAGCAGTCAAGTAACACCCTCCTCTCCAGCAGTATCACAAAAAACAGGAAATTTGAATTTACTTGTAGAGGGAGGAATTCATAGAAAAACAAAATTAAACGAACATGTTACTGTACAAGGAAGTTATTATTGTGAAGTTACTGGAACAAGAACTTCTTCTAAAAATCTTGTGGGAAGTAAAGGATATATGACTTTAGAACCACATGGAGAATTTTTAGTAAAGGCACATAAGATGGCGAGGGTACATGGAAATTGTATGTTTATTGATAGTGGAATTGTAACAGGACTTCATATTTGTCCGTTTATTATGTTTCCTCATTCGTTTAAATCAATGAGCGCTAAAGCAAGTATATAGAGGAAAAATGGAATTCTTAAGTACTTATGGTGAGAGAGAAGTTGAAAACGTAATTACTCTTATAAAGAAACCGGCGTATACATATGAAACAAAGGTAAATAACATTACTATTCTAAGTATAAGTGTTGATTTTATTTCACCATTAGATTTACTTGGGATAAATCTTGGTATGCTAAAACTTCCAGCTCTTCCAAAACTTCCAGATTTAAGTATTCCAACTTTAGGAAGTGTTATTGTTGGAGCGATGCCTTCGTTGCCATCTATTGATGATTTGATTGCAATTCCTACACCGCCAGTCATAGAAATTGAGGTGAGCATATAATGGCAACACTAACAATTAACGCAGCCCCAACTTCTGGTAACATAGTCGATCCTGGTGGCACAGAAGATCATTATTTGATTGTCGATGTTGAAGGTGATTATGTAATTGCTGTTCTTCCAGGAACTATTGGCAATATAATTATGTATGCTGCAGGACAAGGAACTTTATTATGGATGATTCGTGTTCATCTTGAACCTGGAGGTTATATAATAAATTGTCAAGGTTCTGGTAGTCCTGATTACGGTACATATAGTATTCAAGTTATTGATTGCCCTACTGGAACAGTAATGATTCCTGATGCAGCAGCTACTTCAGATTCAATTGATGCACTTGGAGAATACAAATATTATCAATTTACTGTTAGTGCAGCTGGGCGTTATGGACTCTATTTTACCCCAGATACTTATGATGGAGTAAATAGACAAGTATATTTTTACGGTCCAGATGATTTAATGTTGGATGAATCCTACTTTGGTTACTATATTATTCCTGGAGTATATTATTTTACTTTAGCCGCTAATTATAGTGCTCCTGCCATCGGAGCGTATAGTCTTCAAGTAGTTTCATTTACGGCAGACACACCACTAACAATAGATGCTGCAGCTATATCAGATTCGTTAGATGCTATTGGAGATATGAATTTTTATCAATTTGTAGTTACTGAAGCAGCGTCTTATAAAATTGAAACAATTGATGGAACTATTGGCAGTCTTTCTATGTCTTTATATGGACCAGACGATTCTTCTATTTACATACAAGATAGATATGGCTCTGCCACTGGTGAAATAATAATCAATCTACCGATTGGAACTTATTATATTCAAATTGAACAAGTAAATGATTCCGATATTGGAATATACGACATCGCTGTATCGTATGATGGTCCATTAACAGGAGGAGTTATATCAGGAACAGTTACTGATTTACAGGGAGATCCTATAGAAGGAGTTGATATTTATCTTTACATGGGAACTTGGGAATATGCCAATCTTATGGCAACTACAAATTCCAGTGGATATTATACCATTTTAAGTGTTCCTGCCGAAACTTATAAACTCGAATTTTGGCCATCTCTTCATGTTCCGAAGTGGTGGGATAATAAAGTTGATAACGATGATTTGGCAGGTTACAATAATGCAACTGCAATTGTTGTAGTTGATGGAAGTAATATTACAGGAATTGATGCTTATCTCTTACTCCCCGGGGAAGAAGAACCGATAGATCCAAATGCTCCTAAATGTTTTTATGGATATCCAAAGAGCTGTGGACTTTGTACTCCTCCTATTTTGCCGATGCCTGAATATGGATGTCGCTGTGAGACATGTAAATTCAATTGTTGGGGAACTCTTGGTGAAAATTATGTGCCGACTGTAGTTGAAGAATATGAACCACCAGGTTATGAAGATCTTTCTTCTGAACCAGGTGTCACAATGGGAAAGAGTTTTTATCAAAATGCTATCACTTATGTTCCATCAGTATTACCAGTAGCTGCTATTGTTCAATCAGCAAAAAATGAATTGAAAAAAGTAATGGTAGAAGGTGCTGCAAATCTAAACATTAACGGATCAGGAGATTCAGAAGCCGACACAAATGCAATGATGTTAAATTATGGATTGGATATCACGAAAGCTACTGATCAAGTAAAAGCACAAAAATTACAACAATTCGAAGCAGGAAATGTAGCAGAAAAGGGTCAATCGGTTTATATTGCAGAAATTTTAAAAGGTATCGATAAAGCATTTGCATGCATCTGGGGTCAAATATCTACAGAATCAATTGTTGGATTAGCAGCTGAATGGTTAGAACCAGGAGATTTAGTTCATGTTTACACAAGTGTCGATCCAGTTACATTAGAAAATTGTGTATGTGTTGAAGCAGCAGATTGCAGAGATTCTGATGATATAACTGATGATGTGATTGAAGCAGAATATGAAGATATTACACCAACCCATTCGAATTTTGAAGCGAAATATAGTGTCAACAGAAGAGCAGATGGATTTGTTAAAACAGAAACACATCCAGGACAGAGAGTTAGAATCTGGAAAGATTGCACGAACATATATGCCAGTACTGTTGTTTGGGGAACAAGATATTATTTAGGAGAAGCAGGAAGTTGGCAAGGAGCATCTCCAGTTTCTGGAAATGGTGGATTTTCTCAAGAAGTTGGAATGGGAGTCAAAACCGGTGGAGGAATAGGAAATTTGAGTAGTTCTGGTTTATCATTTCATAGTTATCCAATAATTCAATTAGTGCATTACTGGATGAAATAGGAGGTATTAAAAATGATTATCAATTTAAAAGTAGAATACATTAAAGCTTTTGAAGAATCGATTAGTAGATACAGAAATCCTGCATACAAACAATTTTTTGAAAGCAGAGGGTGTCCAATGTGTATTATCACTCAATTATTTAGGCAGGAACAAAACATCGCGAATATAAAATCATGCATTCCTTGTCCAATGGCCATAGAAAAAACTCCTTCAATAAATGGATGCACAAAATTTGAAAGTTACGTACAAGCTCGAAAAATATATAAAGAAGTAAAACCAATAACACAGGATAACTTGTTGAGTGTTAAAGAGATATTTGATGCAAGAGCAAATGACCTTGAAAGAATTTTAAACATAATTAAAACGTGGCCAATAGAACGACTTACTGTTAGAGGATGGAAGGAATTATAGATGTCATATCAGAGACCCCTATGTTTAATAGATGGAATAATAAGTGAAATCCCTGATGGAGATTTTTTATTATCTGAAGTTATACCACCATATCTTGAACAAGGCACAAGAAGAGTATTGTGTTTAATAGATGGAATAATAAGTGAAATTCCTGATGGAGATCATGTACTCCCAGAGGTAGTACCTGTATATCAAGGAGGCGGTGACCCATTTGATCAAGGCACAATAAGACCTCTTTGCTTAATAGATGGAATAATTAGTGAAATTCCATACGGAGATTTAATAACTCCAATTGAATGGTTCTACCCTGGTTAAAAATTACAATTTTTAAAAGTTACTTTTATAAATAATATTGTATGGAAAATTTAAAAACTTACAAGGAAGTTAAAAATGATTCCTGAAGGAATATTAATCGCTTTATCTGCAGGTGGTTCGGCAATCTTTGTTGCATTGGCTCAATCTTTGCCACAAATAAAAACTCGTAGAGATATTAAAAAAATTCTCTCTTCTGTTGATAATTTGGAGAAGTATGTCATTCCGAATCAAGATAAAGAAAAAGTAAGACAGAAGTTTACAGATATACAATGTTATTATACCAGTAAAGTAGATGAGAGTATTAAATACGTTGCTATAATGAAATCTGATTCGTTTATTAAGTTGGTAGTTGATTTTGGACTATCATTAGATCTGGAGAATGTTAATCATTTTACAGTATTTCAAGATCATTTGAAATCAGCTTCTATATATAATGAGCGTAGAATGCTTGAGTTAATAGGACCGGAACTCACTAATAAATTTTATGCGCAGAATACACCAAATATTCTTCGATATAGTTCTATTGTCCAAAAAATATTTTTTACAACTGAAAATAGTAAAAAAACAAAATTCATAACAGCAAGTATTGATTTCATGCAAATATTTATGACCGAACTTGTTTGCCTAACTAATGGTTATGATGAAAAACATTTATTAGATGATTATGAAATGAAAACAAGAAGATTGGATGATCATTTAAAAATAAAAATTTAAGGGAGGTTTACAATGCTTAAGAAGTTTGGAGTTTGGCTGAAGAAGGTTTTTTCAAAATTGACCCCGAAGAACATCAAGGATATGGCCATTGCGGGGATGGCAATTTTTGTTTTGGTTGCTTCTGTTTCAACTTATAATTCATGCAAGCAATCAATTAGAGATAAGGAGCGAGCAAAGATCGCTGATGAAACTTCAGCAGCAACAAAGGCTGCTAACGATGCTCTTTATTCTCAAAATGTTATTTTGCTTGGTAAGAATGAAGAATTTTCTAAAGCCAATAAAGATTTAGAAATGTCAAATACTAACTTACGTGCTGAGCGAGATGTAATCAAACATGATTTTCAAGATTTCAGAAATGATTTCAAAAAGTTATCTCAATCTGGGAAAGATAAAGAACTTACAGAATTGTTAAAACAAAATGGAATTGATGTTTCTATTGTACAAGAGGGTGACTATATGAAGATAGTTCCTCAAGAGAGAGAAGACTTATATATGTTTGGGAGTAAAACAGTTGAATGTTTGAATCTTAATCAAAATCTTACAAAAGAGAAAGATAATTTGATTATTGAAGTTTCAAATCTAAATGGTACAGTTGTAAATTTGAATACTATAATTACTAATAACGGAACCGCTTGTGAGAGTGACAAAACAGATTTAAAAACAAAAATCACTAATGCTAACAATGCTATTAAGACGTGGAAAAAGAATGCATTCTGGAGCAAAGTTGGATGGGTTGCATCAGTCATTCTTTCAATACTCTTATTGAAATAGGGAGGGAAAATGAAAAAATTTAAAGAACTTTTTCTTGAAGATGCTGACAACCAGTTGAAAAGTGGAATAGAAGCTTATAGATCTAAAGAGAAAGAATTGGATGCTCTAAAAAAGAAAAAGGAGACATCTAAACTATCGGATGCAGAACAGGGAAGATATGAAAAAATCGTGGGAGAGATGACAGCTCTTAGTTCCAAGCTGAAAGAAGTTCGAAAGAAATTAGGTGTTAAGGAGGGGAAATGAAAAGTTTTAAAAAGTTTTTAACTGAGACTCCAAACAAAGAAGCAGATACTCTTGCAACGAAGATAAATGATCTTCGAGAGAAGATTAAAAAATCTTCAAATGATTCTGAGAAAGCAACTTTAAAGAAGGAAATAGACAAACTAACAAAAGAGCGAGAAGGAATCTTAGATAGATGGTAAGTTTCAATTAAAAAGGAGGTTAATAATGAAAAAATTTCAGAAGATTTTTTTTACTATCACAATTATCTTTGCTGTACTTACAACTTGGCAGTACTTTTCGATGAGTAAAGTAATTCTAAAAAAGAATGTAATGAAAGATGCTTATATTCTGTATGACTATGTTCCACCCCCTGCATCATATAAATATACTCCAGAAGATCTTCAGAGATTAAAAGAACAAGAAAGAAAAGAAAAGGCAGAAGAGAGAAAAGAAAAATTAGCAGAAGAACTTGCTTTAAAAACTGCTCATCGCGACGATATGAAATTATACTTTGGATTTTCTACAACAGTACTTTCATCTCTTGTTTCAGTTATTCTTGTAATTTTAAATAAAAAGAAAGATTAGTAATTCTCGTCATACTTTTATAAATATTATCATGGAAGGTATACTAACATGACAACCTATGTTTTTTCTGATATTGACTTATCATTCGGATTAAACATAAAAAATGATATTGCAAAGAAGTATGACGTAAATTCGATAAAACAATCTGTAAAAAATATTGTAATGAGTAGAGATAGGCTATTTTACCCAGAATTTGGTCCAAGAATTTCGAAAATGCTTTTTGATCTTGATACTCCTTTTACTAAAGAGATGGTAAGAGATGAAGTGAAGGCAGCTCTTAAAAAGCATGAACCTCGAGTTGAAAAGGTTCAAGTAGATTTTTCTGGAAATTTGGACCAGAATGAAATTCAGATTGATATTACTTTTCAAATAATTAACATTCAGGGTAGATACGATGTATCTGTCGTACTTGAAAAAATCAGATAGGAGATAGCATGGCACTTAAGTTAAATATTAGTGAAACAGAGTTTAGTAATATCAAGGCAAATCTGGCTGCATTTCTTGCAACAAAATCTGAATTTACTGATGTTAATTTTGAAGGAAGTGGAATAAACTATTTGATTGAGGTTCTTGCGTATGTGACCCATTACCTTTCTTTTTATCTCAATATGAGTGTAAATGAAATGTTTCTTGATTCTGCAACTCTCAGAAAGAATGTAAATATCATTTCTAAATCATTGAACTATATTCCAAGGAGAATAGCTGGCGCAGAAGCAATAATCAATTTTGAAATCAAAGAAGTATATAAACCTTCAAATCCAGTTACTACTTTGACAATACCAAAATACACCGACTTTCTTTCCGAGGGATATCATTTTTATACAACTGATGAATATGTTTTAACATATGCAAACGATTATTCATTTTCTGGTATTGTTTTACGTCAAGGAGATGAATTAGAAACAAGTATAACATCTGATGGATCCGCAAATCAATCGATTATAATTGAAAGTGTTAAGGTAGACGAAGAAGGATTAGAAGTTTATATAGATGGAGTATTATGGGAAAATCAAAATATTCTGACAGCAGTAATTGAAACGTCTGAAGTTTATTCAATTGAAATTACTGAAGACAATTACGTAAAAATAATTTTTGGAGATGGTGTTGTTGGGAAAATCCCTGATATGGAATCTACAATCTTAGTAGTTTACAAAGAGACAGATGGGTCGGCTGGAAATAATCTTTCAGTATTTACATTAAATGAGGTGTTACTTGATAGTGTTTCTGACACGTACGATCATTCGAAAGTTATTCTTACAACTACTCAGCAAGCATTAGGCGGAGTAGAAGAAGAAACAATTGAAAGTATTAAATTAAATGCTCCCAAGTTTTACGAAGCGGCCAACAGAATGGTAACGAAAGGAGACTATGAAGCAATTTTAGCTCAACATGCTTTAGTGGAACATATAAATGTTTGGGGCGGGGAAGAAGATACACTGAATCCCGTTTATGGAAAGGTTTACATTGCAATAAAACCTGTTGGTTCTTACAATCTAACTACTGGTCAAAAAGCAACCTTAACTACTTTCATGGATAGCAGAAATGTTTTAACAATTCGACCAGAATTTGTTGACATAAGTTATTTTTATATCGACGTATCTGGTATTGTTTATTACGGTCAGCAATATGAATCTCAATTAAATATAGTCAGAGATGATGTTGAAACTGAAATAGGAGATTATTTTGGTGAAATAGATTCTTTCGATTCTTTATTTAAAAATGCGAAATTTACAACTGCAATAAACAATTTGGAAAAGATAGAGAATACAAACTTAGAAGTTCAACCTTACTTCTATTTTTCGAAAGTAGGAACTGGTGCTTACAATTGGAAACTTGATAATATTTTGATTGAACATTCTATTAATTGTACGATATCTGCCACTGAAGGATTTTATGACGATGGTCTTGGAAATATTCTTACTAAAATATCTGGAAATGAGATAATTGGAACTATCAATTATACTACTGGAGAAATTGAAATTTTCCCTGGTTATATAATTGCTACCTCTGAACCATCAAATGGATTTAGGGTAGATTTTAAAACAGAAAATGATGACGTATTTTATAGAAGAAATCGTATGTGCATTCTTGGTACAATGAATATTACTCTAACGAGATTTGTATAAGGATAAAATAAAAGGAGGAAAAAGAATGAAAGTAGGAAATTTATTTGAGACTCTTCGTGGTTCAGCGAAAGATTGGAAAGTGACAGATATGGTGTTTAGTAAGTTTGTAGAACTTATGAAAAGATCTAAGTCCGAAGGAATAGTTTTGCTTGGTGCTGGTGGTAATTTGAATGAATGGATTGACGGGGTTACAGAAACTCTTATTAAAGAGAAAATCCTGCAGGATGGTGCTACTGTAAAACAAGCAGCAGAATTATTTTCTGGGGCATACAAACTTACTACTTCCGGGGGAAGGAGCGATTTGGCTTTAGTTTTTAAATCCAACTCTCCACTCAATATTGGAAAGATGGCTATCTGGAGGGGAAGGGTTGGGGATTGTTCTTGGATTTCGGATTATCTGGATAACTATGCTAAGCAACATAATGCATGAGTGATACAAAGTTTCTTTCAATATTCTTAGATCGATTTCTCCCTCCGTATCTAAGATCTGAATATACAAAATTCGAAGCATTCATTCGATCTTACTTAGAATATTGCGAAGAAAATGGAAAAGTAATACAACTTATTTACGATTTTTTACATTATATTGATATTGATAAAATTGATGAAGATGACCCATATAACGGAGATGCTGATGTTCTCGAGCAATATATCTTACAGTATATTTCTTCTTTCCCTTTATATAGAATTACGGATATTGATGTAAAGAAGTTAATTAAAAATGCAAAGGACTTCTATAGTTCAAAAGGAACTGAGAAATCGTATGATTTTATTTTTCGTTTAATGAATCATATGGGGACATTTAATTTCTATTATCCTTCTGACGATATTTTTATTCTTTCAAACTCTTTTCATAAATTAAGTTCGAAATCAAAATTTCATGACAACTATTATCGAGCATACTACACTTACGAAATTCAATCTACATTGTTTGGGTATATTGAATTACGAGATATCATTGAGACTCTACTTCATCCAGCAGGGTGCAAATGCTTTTTTCTAAGAATTGTGGAGATGATTGGTTCTCTTAATCCTACACTTCAAACTCAATCTCCATATTCACTTGCATTCGCTTATGAAATTTTTTCAGTTGACCAATATGAAAATTTCGATACATACAATTTAATCTATCAAGCAGCAACTTTTACATTTGATGATTTAGAAGACACTTCATTAAGAGGGATTGGAAAAATGACTTTTTATGATTGGGGTGATACATTTTTAAATGAAGACACAAGCGCAGCAAATTTTACATATTACCCACATCAGTTGTCAGCGTATCTGACACTGGAGTAGGAATGAGAGTGAAAAACTTGTTTGAAACTAAGATTACACAAGAAATGGAAGACTGGTTTAATAAAAGAACAGAAGAGCACATCGAATTAGTAAGGGTCTATTGTCAGAAAATCTGGGATTATGATAGAATTAGATTTAATGCTCTAATAGGGCAATGTCAAAATCATGATGCAAGTAAGCTTATTGAACCTGAAAGAATCCCTTATATTAAGTTAACTTGGCAACATAAGTTTGATAATTATAAAGATTACAAAAAACCGGGGGAAGATGACCAGAAAGAAATTAATGAAGCAACATTGCACCATGTAAGAAATAATAAACATCACCCAGAAAGTTGGGATAATAGTGATAGTAATTTAGTAAATAAAGAAAGTATCGATTCGAATAAAGCAGTAAGAAAGATAGTAGACGCAACTAAAATGCCAGAAGTATATATTGCAGAGATGACAGCAGATTGGATGGCAATGTCAGAAGAACTTGGCACGAGTATAAAAGAGTGGGCAGATAAAAACGTAAATGTTCGTTGGAAATTTACAGAAGAACAAAAAGGATTAATCTACGAATTGATTAATAGTGTTCCAATTAGAGCTATTCAACCTAATGTTAGAAATATCTTCATTAACAAGACCTTATAAAAATACTATTAAAAAGATGATGATACTTTATAAATAAAATATGTAGGAGAATAAAATGCCAGCATTGTTTACGAACAAACAACGAGTCTTAAATGCTCTATCATTAAAACAAGAATCAAATCTATATCTTGCAATTGGAAGAACTACTCCATGGGATAATGAAATAAGTCCTCCTACCCCCTTGGTAACGGATTTAGTTGTAACTGAATTAATTTATATTAAAAAAATAGTTGTAAAACATATGATAATTGATGATGATCCATACGATGCATACGGTCCAGATGTAGAAGTTGGTGGTTATGGATATATGTTTATTGACGATATCAATGCTTACTCTTCTCTCGCATTAGGTGTTTATTTATCAACTACAATTTATTACGATGATATTGCTCCTATTGATACTACATTTCGTCAAGTAGGAGTTTTATTGAATCCACTTGATATAAGCGGAAATCTACTAACAGGAGTAGAATATCTGGCTGCTTCGGTCATAAGTCAGGGTGAAGTACTTTACTTAGATAATCGCGAATATATTACAAGAGATCCAAGTCAGTCAGAAAAATTCGAAATTATTCTAAACTTTTAAAAGGAGAGAAAATGAAAGTAAAAGAACTTTTTAAGAAATTGGAGGAAATGTCAAGTATGCATTACCATGCTTCTATAGAGTTGAATAAAGATCGTCTTGAAAAAGAGATTGACGAATTACAAGAGAAAAAGAAAAAGGCAAAGGATGATAAAGAAGTTGAAAGTATTCAAAATCAGATAGATCAAAAAAGAGAAAAAATTACTCAAATGGTAGCACGGAGGCATTAATGAAAGCAAAAGAAATTTTCTTAGAAATGATTGATCAAGAAAAGATCAATAAAATACTCGAGAGAGAAAAATCTCTTAAAAAACGAATGGCTGATGTAAGAGGTAAGATAGAATTAGCAGGTGGGCATGATAGTTCAAGAGATATAAAAATGAATGCAGAAGAAGAGTTGGAAGACATCAAAAAGGCACTTACTGATACTCAAGAAAAACTCAGAATCGCGCGAAGTGGGAAATGAAATTAAGAAGTAAATGCTTACTATAAAAAATAGGAGATATTCATGGCCAGAAATTTAAACGTTTTTCCATATTACTCAGACAACGTAAATCAAGCGGCAAAACTTTATAAGAATGTTTTGTTTGTTCCAAATAAATCCCCACAATCAAGAGAATTAACAGAAGCTCAAATGCTTATTCATGAACAAAGACGTTTGAATTGGGATTCAATGTATAAAAACGGTTCTGTTATTGATGGATGTGATATAGCAATTTCAAAGGGAGATCCATACGGAGCGGCTACTGCCAATCTACCCGCTGGAAAGTTTTATTTCGAAGGAAGAGTTTTAGCAGTAGAAGAACAAGAACTTGAGATACTTGGAATAGGCACTGAAAATATTGGGTTGTATATCGAAGAAACATTTATTACTTGGTCAGAAGACCCATCTTTAACAGAC